TTAATCAAGTTTTATGATCTAGTAGAAGACCATAATTTGCAAGAACATATGGAACGTGTCGAGAGACAATACTAAATACCCTACAGCGGTCTTTCTGGCATTCATCCCGCTATACAAATTCTGCAGGCCTATGCTATAATTTAACATAGGAGAAACAGCATGACACCCGTAGTTTACAAATACACAAGTACCAAAGAGTACCACGACGCATTTCCTTGTGCATATCGTCAGTGGCGAGCAGATAGTCACTGCAACTTAATTCATGGCTATTCGTTTAGTATGAAGTTTTATTTTGGTACCAACGACTTAGACGTTCGTAACTGGGCTGCCGATTATGGTGGTCTCAAAGAACTAAAGCGAACCTTGGAAGACCAGTTTGACCACACACTTATCGTGGCACAAGATGATCCAGAAATGGCCACATACCAGTTGCTACAAGAGCGCAACATGGCCAAGATTGTTGTGCTACCCAAGCTTGGATGTGAAGGACTCAGTGACATGCTGTACAAGTATGTGAATGGTGTTTACATTCCGGAGATGTGGGGACCCGGCGAAGCGGCACGTTTGTGGTGCTATCGTGTAGAAGTACGTGAGACACAAAGCAACATGGCGTTCCGTGAAGGCCATCGTGAATGGAATGAGGACTTGTTTGCATGAACGATAAAGAATGGTTAGATAAGGTTGTACTCAGTGCCACTGTGTACAATGATCAAAGATTGCACACCAATTTTCAAGAAGATGAAATCTTAAAGTTTGTGGAGTGGATGCATCAGCAGTACGGCATTGCCTACGAAAAACCCGAGCCTACACACATCAACACACCCGAGAAACAAAATGCTAGAAACAATCTGCGACACCCTAGTTGAAGCATACAGACGCAACTGGATTACCAGTCGTGATGGCAATGTCTCAATTCGTCATCACGACCGTGACCACTTTTATATTACACCCAGTGGTGTGCGTAAGCAGACCATGCAACCAGACCAGTTTAAGAAAATTAAATTAGTTGATCAGATTAATCCTGTTCCACCGTTCCTAACAAAATCCTGGCAGGAAGAGTTTTATACTGATATCAGCGCCAACTTAAAGCCCAGTGGTGAGATTCCCCTACACTTTGGCTTACAACGAGCAATGGGACAACATAGTACAGATGTTAGAGTGGTAGTTCATTTACATCCCACTTACTGTGTGGCTGCCATGCATCGTGGCATTGAGTTGAGCAGCCTTGCTGATAGTTTTCCAGAACTCAGTCGCTACACCAGTGTAGCACCCAACGTAGGAGATGTGCCTCCTATCAGTCAAGAACTTGCTGACCGTTGTCATGAAAACTTAAAGTTAGATGACCGTGGAAACATTGGCTATGATATTGTAGGTATCAAGGGTCACGGTGTAGTGGCCATTGATACCAGTCCATGGCGTGCGTTTGAACACATTGAACGATTGGAACATATTTGCCAAATTGTATTAGCATCAGGAAAATATGAATAGCTTGGAAAAAATCTGGGCTAGGGCAACTGGTCATCTAATGGGTAATACCGACGATGATCGACCCGACGTTCCAATTCTCACACGCCGAGAAGCCCGAATAGCCTTGTTCTTTAAGACGTTTTGGGTTATAATACATGTTGTAACCTGTTTTGTTATCATTGCAAATGCAATACACCATTGGTAAATTATGAACACTAAAATTGAAGAAGCACTGGGCATTCTACAAGAAGAATGTGCAGAGGTAATTGTAGAAGTTAGTAAGATTCGGCGGTTTGGATTACACACTGCACATTTCAAATCCAACATGGAACATACACATAGAACCATGTTGGAGATGGAAGTAGGCGACGTCTTGGCATTGATAGATATCCTTGTTGATCAGGGTGTGCTCAGCAAAGATAGGTTGGCTGAGGCCACAGAAAAGAAGAAACACAAACTAACGTTATGGTCAAATATTTTTAAAGAAGAATTAAATGAGCAAAATTAAAATCGCAGAGCTGTTCTACAGCATACAAGGTGAAGGCCGCTACATGGGTGTGCCTAGTGTGTTCCTACGCACATTTGGGTGTAACTTTAAATGTGCAGGGTTTGGCATGCCACGTGGTGAACTAAGTGAGGAAGCAAACAACATCGACCCTGACAAGTACACAGACTACAAGATGTTGCCGCTTGTTAGTACAGGGTGCGATAGCTATGCCAGCTGGGATCCACGTTTCAAGGATCTAAGCCCAATGTTGACCACTGATGCCATTGCAGATCGCATTGCTGAGATTATTCCACACGGCGAATGGCGTGATGAACATCTTGTCATCACAGGTGGTGAACCTTTGCTGGGTTGGCAACGTGCTTATCCAGACTTGTTGGATCATCCCAAAATGTTGGACTTGAAAGAAATTACATTTGAAACAAATGGAACTCAAAAGCTAACGCCAGATTTCAAAGATTATCTAATGCAATGGCAAATGCCAGATGTGGATTTCAATCGTGAAATTACATTCTCTGTGAGTGCCAAACTGCCCTGCAGTGGAGAGAAGTGGGAAGATGCTATCTGTCCAGACATTGTATGTGAGTATGAACAAGTTGGCACAGCGTACTTGAAGTTTGTCATTGCCACAGAACAAGACTTTGCTGATGCAGAGTGCGCTATTGCCGCTTATCGTAGTGCAGGATTTAAAGGGCATGTTTATCTCATGCCAGTGGGTGGCGTGGAAAGTGTTTACACATTAAACAATCGCAGAGTGGCAGATTTGGCCATGAAGCATGGACTTAGATACAGCGACCGACTACAAGTGCCCTTGTTTAAAAACGAGTGGGGCACATGATGGGTGCCGGCTATCGAGGCAAACGAGGCGCAAGTCGTTACGAGGTCATGGAAGAATACTTCAGTGACGACTACTTCTACAATAGATGTCTTGGTGCTGAGCTTAGGTTTGCCTGGTGGCCACACCGATGCTATCTTTCAAATAAACTTGTCTGGTTGACATTTGGTTACAGAATGACTAGGATAATATCCGGAGACGACCCAGTATATCAAACACGATGGCACAATCGGCATGAGCACATTATCTGGCAACTTAAACGTGGATGATTCAAATTCCGCCAAGGGTAGAACCAGCTTTGACGTCACTACCGGCAACGTCTTGGTTTCGTTCTTTAATCGAAATATAAGCCAGTATGCCACAGAGGCTGGCGGTCCCAAATTTGACCTTATACCTGTAGAAAAACAAAAAGATATAATGGTCAATGTGGCCCGTCTACATGCACAACAAGAATACGATAGGATCATGGATCTTGTTAAAGTATTACAAGAGCAAGCAGATCAAATCAAACGCAGATTGAACATCACAGACATGGTGCATGCCGCCAAGTACGAGTTTCAAACATATCACGGAAATACCTATTGGTTGCTGTATGATGAAAGAAAAGATTGCACAAGGCTTAGTATAAACGGGCCCGATGATTGGAGTACTGGTGTTCCTGCAGAGTATAAGTATATTACTAAAGTAAAGTGGCTGGGTGATTACACCTGGATCGAAGTAGAGGATTGACATGGGATTATTTGACGTATTCAAGAAAACAAAAAACACAGTTGAGCCGCCGGCAGCTCCCAAGGTAGTCAAGGTGGCACCAAAGCCTAAAAAATCTGCCAAAGAAATTGCCACCGAAAATGGTGAGCCATGGGTGAATATTCTCAGCGTGGAATTAGATCCAGAAAACATTGGACAAGGCGCATTCGAACTAGACTGGAACGACAAGTTCCTGGCACAGTTGATTCGTGCCGGATATCAAGCCAAACCCAACGAAGATGAAAGTGTCATAGTTGACCGTTGGTTCCAAGATGTTTGCCGAAATGTTGTACTCGAAACCTATGAACAAGTAGAGGCCAACAATCCACGCGGCACCAATCGAAAAGATATCGGCAACGGTCGATCAGAATTCAGTTGACAAACTGCGGGTAATATGCTATTATTACCATATGAAATACTTAATCGTCGACACTGCTAATACATTTTTTCGTGCCCGTCATTCGGCACATCGTCAAAGCGATACCTGGGATAGACTAGGGTTTGCCATTCACGTTACCCTGGCTTCTGTGAACAAGGCCTGGCGTGAACAAGGTGCAGATCATGTGGTATTCTGCCTTGAGGGGCGTAGCTGGCGCAAGGACTTTTATGAACCTTATAAGAAGAATCGATCAGTGGCTAGGGCCGCACTTACCGAAACAGAAGCGGAAGAAGATCGTCTCTTCTGGGAAGCATTTGACAACCTTAAATCGTTCCTACAAGAGCGCACAAATTGTACTGTACTCAGGCACGAGTGCTTGGAAGCAGATGACTTGGTGGCAGGGTGGATACAAGCACACCCTGAGGATCAACACGTCATCGTTAGCAGTGACACTGATTTCTATCAATTGCTCGCACCCAATGTTGTGCAATATAACGGAATTGCTGATGAACTCCACACTCTCAACGGCATATTCGACAAAAAAGGCAAAGCGGTGATTGATAAGAAAACCAAGGAGCCTAAAAAGATTCCCGACCCAGGATTTATCTTATTTGAAAAATGTATGCGCGGCGATCCCACTGACAATGTGTTTAGTGCCTATCCAGGTGTGCGTACCAAAGGCACCAAGAACAAGATTGGTCTAGAAGAAGCCTATGGCGACATGGGCAAAAAAGGATTCTCGTGGAACAATCTCATGCTCCAGCGTTGGACCGACCACAATGGCGAAGAACATCGTGTGTTGGATGATTACGAGCGCAATCGCACATTGGTTGATCTGACTGCACAACCCGATCATGTCAAGACCATGATTGCAGAAACCATTGCTGGAGGCAGCATCTCTCTCAATCGTCCAATGATTGGTGCACAGTTTTTAAAGTTCTGCGGCAAGTATGAACTTAACCGGGTCAGTGAACATGCCACCGCTTTTGCTGAATGGCTCAGCGCAGGATACCCAGAATGAATTTTACCACACACCAAAGTACAATCCGGACTGTTAAACAAGGAGATCCAATGTTTAGACTCCGTGACGGGTTAGTTGTCGGACAAAGAGCAGGCTTTGAAATTAGTCAAAGATGTCCAGAGAATTATCGAAGTCTGATTCAAGAATGTATCAGTCATGGTTGGTTAAAGCCAGTGGCCTTCATGCATGATTATGAAATGACTTTTGCTATTTTGAAAGATGAATAATAGATATGGAAGCTAAACCTGTAATTAAAAACAAGTTTTGGATTGTAGAAGAAGAGGGCCGGCAGGTTGCAACCATACAGGCTGCGCCCGATGGCGTGGTCTT